AAACTGTTCAATCTATTTCAGTTCCATTAGCATATGCTCCAAAAGAAAAGTTTTTAACGAGACTAGATCAACAACCAGATTTAGATAGGAGAGAATTTGCTATCACATTACCAAGAATGAGTTTTGAAATATCAGGTATCAACTATGACGCCTCTCGTAAATTAACAAGAATACAAAAGTATAAATCTGTTAAGACAGGTAAAGATGGTAAGGTGATGAGTTATAATTATACACCTGTTCCTTATAATATATCATATAATTTAAATATATTTACAGCAACTGCTGAAAGTGGATTACAAATAGTAGAACAAATACTTCCTTTTTTTCAACCAGACTATACAGTAACAGTTGTTGCTATACCCGAGTTAGATATTAAAAGAGATGTTCCAATTATATTAAATGGTGTAAACTATGAAGACAGTTATAGTGGTGATTATACAACTCGTAGAGCGGTAATATACACATTAAGTTTTGTTGCTAAAACATATCTATTTGGTCCTATGACTAACTCAAAAGTTATTAAAAAGACACAAGTTGATTTACATACAGATTTGCCAGAGGCAAGTAGAGAAGAAAGAATTATCGTAATTCCTAATCCAACATCTGCGGATGCTGATGATGACTTTGGATTTACTACATCAATAACATCATATAATGATGGTAAAAGTTATAACCCGAAGACTGGAGAGGACGAATAAATAATATTACATTATGACAAAATTGGAAGATACAGTAAATGAAATATTAGGCATAGATGTGCCTGAAGTTAAAGAAAATAAAGAGTTCACACCAACGATTACTCGTGTAGAAGAAAAAGCAAAAGATGATGTGGATAACGATCATAAGAATAGTAGAGAATATTACTATAACTTAATAGATCAAGGACAAGAGGCAATAGCAGGTATTTTAGAGGTCGCTAAAGCAGGCGAGCATCCACGTGCTTACGAAGTGGCATTAGCAGGTATTAAGAGTGTCGCCGACACTGTGGATAAACTTCAAGACCTAAACATAAAATTAAATAGACTTAAAGAAGTGCCTAAGTCAGCAAATCCACAAATTAAAAATGCTTTGTTTGTAGGATCAACTGCTGAATTACAAAAGATGTTAAGTAAAGAAGATCCAAAAGACATCACACCTAAAAAGGAGTAATAAATGGCAGATAGCACAAATTATCTTGGTAATCCTAACCTTGTTAAGGTTGGTATTAAGAATGAATATACCAAAGACCAAATAATAGAATATCAAAAGTGTGCCAAAGACCCGATATACTTTATGGTAAATTATATTAAGATTGTCTCACTTGATGAGGGTCTTGTGCCATTTAAGATGTATGGTTTTCAAAAGAAAATTGTAGAGACGATACACAATAATAGATTTACAATCTGTAAGTTACCTAGACAGTCTGGTAAATCAACAACAACAATTTCTTATCTATTACATTATGCTTTGTTTAATCCTAATTCAAATATTGCTTTACTTGCCAATAAATCATCTACTGCTAGAGATATATTAAGTAGATTACAATTAGCATATGAAAATTTACCCAAATGGATGCAACAAGGTGTTATAAACTGGAACAAAGGTAATATAGAATTAGAAAACAAATCAACGATTGTCGCTGCCGCCACTTCTTCAAGTGCTATTCGGGGTGGTTCTTATAACATAATTTTCCTTGATGAGTTTGCTTTCGTTCCTACAAACATTGCCGAGTCTTTCTTTAGTTCGGTTTATCCTACTATATCATCTGGACAAAAAACAAAAATGATTATTGTATCTACACCATATGGTATGAATCAATTTTATAAGTTATGGGTGGATGCTGAAAATAAAAGAAATGATTATATACCAATTGAGGTTCATTGGTCAGAAATACCAGGTAGAGATGAAGCGTGGAAAGATCAGACTATTAGAAACACAAGTGAGGAACAATTTCAACAAGAGTTTGAATGTGAATTTTTAGGTTCAACAAATACTCTTATAAATCCTGCTAAGATTAAAAATATGGCATATATGAATCCTATAAAATCTTCAGGTAGTGTAGAAGTATTTGAATCTCCAATTAAAGGAAATACCTATGTTTGTACAGTTGATGTCGCCAGAGGTGTTGATAAAGATTATTCTGCCTTTATTGTATTTGATGTAACCAAAATGCCTTTTAAGGTTGTGGCAATTTATAAAAACAATGAAGTTAAACCTTTTGTTTTTCCAAATATTATAGATCAAGTTTGTAAAGGTTATAACCATGCTCATATCTTAACGGAAGTTAATGATATTGGACAACAGATCGCCGAAGCATTACAATTTGAAATAGAGTATGATAACATATTGATGACCACACAGAAAGGTCGTGCCGGACAAGTCTTAGGTGCAATGTACAGTGGTCGTGGTTCGTCATTAGGTGTAAGAATGACCAAACAGATTAAGAGAATTGGTTGTGCTAATATAAAGACACTTATGGAGAGTGATAAGATTGCTGTTAATTCATTTAAGATTATTGAAGAAATCTCAACATTTGCCAAAAGAGGTCAGAGTTATCAAGCGGAAGATGGTTCCAATGATGATTTAATGATGTGTTGTGTTATGTTTGGTTGGATATCTAATCAACCTTATTTTAAAGAGTTAACTAACACAAATGCTCGTTTACAAATGTATGAAGATCAACAAAATTTAATAGAACAGGACATGGCACCATTTGGATTTGTAGATAATGGAATTGATGATATCACAAATGAAGATACCATAGATGAATATGGAGATGTTTGGAGTAATGTGGATATACGAAAAGGCATGTAATTCCAAGTTATTATAAATATACTCATAATGAAACTTTGACTATGGGCGTATGAATAATACGATTTTTGAACAATAAAACTAACAATTAATAGGAGAATAACCAATGGCATTTTCAGTATCACCAGGCGTTCTCGTACAGGAAAAAGATTTAACTAGAGTTATACCAGCAGTATCAACATCAATTGGTGCTATGGCAGGTGATTTTCGTAAAGGACCTTTAAATGAGGTTGTGGCTATTTCTAGTGAACAAGAGCTTGTAGCAACATTCGGCAAACCAGATTCAAATAACTTTGAGTCTTTTTTCAGTGCCGCTAACTTTCTACAATACTCTAACGCTTTAAGACTAGTACGAACAACAAACGCAAACATGTCCAATGCAACAGCATCCGGAACAAGTGTACTAATACTAAATAACGAAGACTATCAATCAAACTATTCTACAGGACAAGGTGTTGTAGGAACTTGGGCATCAAGATCAGCAGGAACATGGGGTAATTCACTTTCTGTTTCTGTATGTGAATCAGCTGCCGCTTTTGAAACAAAAGGCGTAACAACTGTAAACGACACTGCAACAGCAGTTGGCGACACTACAGTAGTTCTTACAGACTCATCTGGAATAATCATAGGAGACGTTGTATCATTTTCGACTACAGCAGCTACAGACGATTACACAGATGGTCACGAATACAAAGTAACAGCAAACGATTCAGGAACAAACACAATCACTATCGTTAGAAAAGAATCAGGAACAAATGGCTTACACGCTGTTTTAACTGACGGAACTAATGTTAGAAAAAGATGGAAATTCCATGACTTTGTTGACGGAACTCCAGGAACATCACCTTATACTTCAAAAAGAGGTGGTTTAAATGATGAAATGCATATCGTAGTCGTAGATGAAGACGGTGGTATTTCAGGAACTCCAGGAGAAGTGCTTGAAGCATACTCTAAAGTTTCAAAAGGATCCGATGCTAAAACAAGCGAAGGCGGAACAAACTATTATCCAAATGTGATTTTTAATAAATCATCATATGTTTACTGGATGGATCACTCTACAAAGGGTGTTGCTAATAGTTTTGGTTCAGCAGTTGCTAGCAAAAACTTTGACACTACATCAGCGATTACAGACTCAGTAACAACTTCATTATCAATAGGAAATGACGGTTCTAATGCTTCGGCAGGTGAATTGAAACTTGCTTATGAGTTGTTTAAAGACGCTGAATCAGTTGACGTTGGTTTAATCATTGGTGGTCAAACACCTAATGAAACAATTGGAACTCCAGGCGATGGTAAAAATCACGTAAATGATCTTTTACAAATTGCTGAAGATAGAAAAGACGCTATGGCGTTTGTTTCTCCTCCAAGAAACCACGTTGTAGGAATAACTAACTCAACTATCGTTACTAATAACATCATTAACTTTTTTGAAGATATCAATTCTTCTTCATATGTGGTGTTTGATAGTGGTTACAAATATATGTACGACAGATATAATGACGTATATAGATATGTTCCATTAAATGGTGACATGGCTGGTCTAGCTGCTAGAACAGACTTAACAGCTGACGCTTGGTATTCACCTGCTGGATTTAACAGAGGTCAAGTAAGAGGCGTAGTTAAACTTGCTTACAATCCAACTAAATCACAAAGAGATCAATTGTATCCTAAAAGAGTAAATCCTGTGACATTTTTCCCAGGACAAGGAACAGTTCTTTTCGGTGACAAAACTGGTTTATCAGCACCGTCTGCTTTTGATAGAATAAACGTAAGAAGATTGTTTATTGTATTAGAAAAGGCAATAGCAACTGCTTCTAAATTCCAATTGTTTGAGTTCAATGATGAATTCACAAGAGCGAACTTTAGAAACATTGTAGAACCTTTTTTAAGAGAAGTACAAGGTAGACGAGGGGTTACAGACTTTTTAGTAGTTTGTGATGAAACTAACAACACAGGAGATGTAATTGATAGAAATGAATTTGTAGCGGAGATTTTCATTAAACCTACAAGATCAATTAACTTTATCACTTTATCTTTTGTAGCAACAAGAACCGGCGTTTCGTTTGACGAAGTAGCAGGTTAGTAGAGGAGAAATAAAACAATGGCAAATATAAATGACTTCAAAGCTAAACTTGCAGGCGGTGGCGCTAGAGCCAATCAGTTTAAGGTTACAATGCCTTTCCCTGGTTACGCACAAGTTGGTGGAGAAATAGAAGACTTGGCATTTTTATGTCAGGCGACTTCAATTCCGGCAATGACGTTAGGAGTGGTAAATGTTCCATTCAGAGGTAGAAATATCAAAATTGCAGGTGATAGAACATTTGAAGAATGGACTGTAACTTGTTACAATGATACTAACTTCAAGTTGAGAAATGCTTTCGAAAGATGGCAAAATGGTATCAATAATATGTCTGATAACGAAGGATTAACAAATCCGGTTGATTATCAAGTAGACGCATTTATTGATCATTTAGATAGAAACGGTAATACTGTTAAATCTTACACATTGAGAGGGGCTTTCCCTACTTTGGTTGGTGACATTGCTTTAGATTACGAAGAAAAGACTTCAATCGAAGTTTTTCCAGTAAACTTTAGTTACCAATTCTTTGAAACAAACACTACAACTTAATACTTTTAGGGGGGCGTAAAAACCCCCCTTTTAAAAGTCTTATAAGTAATAGTAGAAGGAGATTATTATGGCAGAACTATTTGGCTTTAGTAT